CTGGTTTTCAGCCCTTTTGCGTCGCACTCGGTGGCCCAGGTGGCCAGGTCGTCCAAGTCCACGCGGCTGTCGGCCAGTTGGCGCAGCACGGCGGGACAGCGGGTCAACAGCCACGCGTAGATACGCGCCGCGTTCTGGCTCTCGGCCGCCGCGCCCCACGTGCCCGTCGTCGGGTCGTAACTGGGGATGCGCTGCGCGACGCGGCACTTGAGGTTTTGCACGACGCCCTGCAGCTGGTCGGTCGCCTTGATCCGCACGCACAGCTTTGTGGTGCCGGTGGTACTTGGATTTTTTGGCGATACCGATCGAAGGGCCGTCCAGATCATGCTGGTGGACTGCTGAACGCTTGAGTCCCAGCCGGGCGTGCCGGTCGATATCTTTACGTCCCATTGCTGGCCCGGGGGCACCTTCCACCGCACGCCGACCCGAAGGGCTTTATTTGCGTTCGACTTGATTTTGTAGTTGCTAAGGCTATAGGGTTGGATGGCACCCGACGACAGCGTTATCCCGGCTGTTGGCGCGGCGACGCCGTACCAAGTGTCGGTGCCGGCGACCGCAAACTTGATGTCCACGTATTGCCACGCTGAGACGAAGTTACCCTTAGCGTCGACTGCAAAAAGACCTTGCGGAAAGGTAATGTCGATGGATATCTCCGAGCAGTCGGTTTGCGTCGTTTGCGTGTATTCGCTGGATTTGTCCAGCGTGATAGATAGCTGCTGCTCATAGATGTCTTGCGTGAACAGCGTTGGCGTCTTGGTCACCTCGTATTCCACGTCGTCGAACGACGTGATCGGCGTCTCACCGATGCGGATGTCCGACACGTCAAGGTCATCGCCCTGCCCGAGGTCAAGCATCATGCGCAAGTACTGGTCGTCGCCGCTGATCTCGGTGTAGGGCAGCGCAGCATGCGGCGGGAAGTAATCGGTCATGGTGCCGACAACGCACGGGACGACCCCGTAGGGGTTTGGCTGGTTGCTGGTGCCGGTGAGGCTGGCGAGCTGGTTGAACGGGTCGCCGTTGCCGCCAATGCCTTTGGGTGATGGCGGGGGCACCAAGGCGTTGATCGCCAGCGTCCCCACCAACATGATGCCCGCGCTCCAGGCGGCGGCAGAGCCCACGCCAGAGGCCCCGGCCAGGCTGGCGCCCCATCCGGTTGCGCCATAGGTGAAATACGTCAGCACCACCATCGCCACTAGACGAATCCACTTCGACCCGCCGCCCCCACCCTGCGGGTAGATGACGATGTGGATAACCCGCCCTCGCTTTGGCCGCACGGTCGACCACAGCTTCTGTGGTACGTCATGGCCGTCAATGGACACGCTGCACGTCTGCGTTGCGCCAGCGCCAAGCATCTGCGCAATCGTCATGCCCGCCTTCACTTCCGCGTACACCGTATCGGTGGCGAACGGATGCGGCTTGGCGACCAGCGTGCAAAGTTGGCTGTCAGTCATGCCGGTAAAATCCGTCAATTCGGCGCGCCCACTGCGGGCTGTCCAGTCGTTCAATGCACGCGCCTTGCTGTACGCCGTTGCGGCTCGGCGGCGGCACGTGCAGAAACATGGTTTCGTTGACCATTACCGCGCAATGCCATGCTCGGCCCGCGACGCGCAGAATCAGCAGGTCGAGCGCCCTCGGCTGCGCGACGGGCGTCCAGCCTTTTTGCAGACCCTCCGCCACTGCGGCGGCCACGCTGGCCTGCGCCGAGGCGCTCTCATAAGTGTCGCTGTAGTCTGGCAACGTCTGCTGCGCCACCTCCGCCAGCACGACGCGAACCAGACCCCAGCAGTCCACGCCGTCACGGTCGCGGCCTTTGTCGGCGTAGGGAAGGCCAATGTACGCGCCGGCCCACGCGGGGATAGTCACAGGAACAGCCCCGGGCTGTTGGTCGGCAGGTACAACACGCCGGGCACCTGCTGCGAGAAAATATCGTCCTCTTGCCCCAGCGTGCCTTGGATGCTCCCCGCGTCGGCCACTATCCCCTGGAGCTGCATCGGGAAGGGCCCGGCCTCCACCACGTTAGGCGAACTTGCCAGCACCACCTCAAGCGTGACCTCCGGCCTCCCTTGAAGCGTGCGCAGCTTTTCGTTGACGGCCAGGTCGGTGTTGTCCACCGTCAGCTGCACGGTGGCCGTTTCTTCGTCCGACTGCGGCGGCAGGTTGATCTGGAACGGGTAGGGCAGAAAGGTGCCCGCCGTGCGGACAACCGGCTCGGTGTTGTATGCCAAAAGGATCGGCGCGTCCAGATCAGGGTGCGCGATGGTCAGGCACGGGATGAAAACCTCGGCCGTGTCTTGCGCCATCATGGCCCGCAACGCAGGTAGCGAGACTGCCCTCATAGCGTCGTCACCAAGTCAAGTTTTGCCACCCAAAAATCCGTCGTTCCAGGAAATAGCGAGAACGAGGGCCGTGTTTGGAAGCTGTAGCTTTGCGGCTCCCCCGTCCGCCAGTCTACCCAGTCGAACGGGAGCACCCCCTTGAGCGTCTCGTCCACAAAGTCCAGCAGAGTCGCTACCTGAACCGCGTCGAGGATCACGGAGCCCGCGAAGGTATCGGGGACGTATGTAGCCCTGCGACGCTTCTTCTGTCCGACTTCCATCGGCGATTTAATGATGTTGTCGAACAGCGGCGCATAGTCCACCGAGTCCGCGCGGGGGGCCGGGAGCGTAGCGGGCCAAACGGGATTTGCCATGATTTATGCTCCTACAGGTACGCCGCGTCGCTGAAGCCCGAAGCGCTGCTGCGTGGCCAGCGCGGTGCGTCCGCCCTTGGCAGTGTCCCCCGAAACGGTATCGAGGATCAAGTCAATCATCATCTTCTTCCCGTCCATACGCGAGCCTGTCTGCGTCGCCTGCACCGCCTGCCCGTTGTTCGTGATGTTGATCTCCACTTGTACGCCCCCGAGCGCCTCGCCTCTCGGCTGGCCCGCCCCCGAGCCGCCCCACGCCGCGCTGGCCGGGGTGACCTGCCCACCCTGCGCGCCCATCATCAGGTAGGTGCGTCCCGAGCTGGTCAACAACTCCGGCGCGCCGCCCTCGGCCACTTCATACAGATTGCCGCCCGCCACGGGGCCCCCGGAGCGCCGGCCGCCCGACACAGACACGTCGTAAGCTACCTGCTGCTGCGGGGTGGCGGAGTTGTATCCTGCCGCGGTGCCCATCCCGCCGCCGAACATCGATGTGAGCGCCTGGGATAGCAGAATCCGCGTTTCGATCTTGACGAGGTCGGAAAGGATCGACTGAGCCAAGTCCGCGAAGTTGCCTTTACCCGTGGTCACAAAGTTGGCCAGCGCATCGGCTGCGCTGTTGAACGAGTTGGTGAATAGTGTTTTCGCGGCGCCTGCGGCGTCCGCCGCGCTAGACTGGATGTCCTCCAGCGCGGCTTGCGCGCCCTTACTCCAGTCCGCTTGCGCCGCCTTCATGGCGCCGAAATTATCCTGCGTGCTCTTGGCGTCCAGCACCCCGGCCGCCTGGAGCTTGCCGAGCATCTGGAGGTGCGTTTCGTCGAGCTGCGCCTGGACCGCCGCGATCGTGCCGTTGGCCTTGGCGTTGTCGATGGCTTGACGATACCGAGCGTCCTCCGCGGCGATCTGCTTGCGGGTCGAATCGGTCACCTCGTCGATCGCCTGGCGCTCGGCGTTCCACTCGCTGCCGTGCCCGACGCCCTCGACCTGCGCGGCGTTCTTGCGCGCGCGATCGGCCTGTTCCTCGGCAATCTGGCGGTCGAGGTCGGCCAACTGACGCGCAGAGGCGATCTGCAAGTTGCGCTTGTCGACGTCGAGTTGCATCGCCACGATCTGTTTCTGCGTGGCGATCACATCGGCTTGCTTCGCCGTCGTCATCTTGCGGAACTCGGAGGTGCCGCCGGCCAGCATCACGTTTAGCGCCTTCTGCGCTTCGCTGTAGCCGTCGGTGCCGGCGAGCTGCCCGCGCAACGTGGCGAGCTGGCCTTCCTGCGCGTTCTTGAGGTTGGCGTAGGCTTCGGCAGCTTTGTCGACCGTATTCTTGTGTGTTTTGGTCTTGTTGCTGAGCGCGTCGAGACCGCGGCCCAGAGCAGCCTCCGTCTGTTCCTGTGCTACCGCCGCCGACTGCTGGTCGGCGGTCATGTTCTTCCAAGCCGCCGAGTTCTTCAGCAGATCCAGCCGAACTTGCGCCAACCCTTCATTCGACTTGCCGTGCTTCTGGATCGACTTCAGCGACGCAGCTGCCGCGGCCTCCGATTCCGCCGAGTACGCCTTGAACGCTTTGCTCGCGTCGGTCGCCTGCGCCACCAAGTCGCCGAAAGATGACGGGATCGAGGCGAGACCCTGCAGCGCCGCGAAGGCATCCTTGGCGCCGTAGACCCGCGTGGCCAGCAAGTCAAGCGCCGGGCCGACGCTGTTCACCACCGCGGGGGCGAGTTCGGCGGCAAGCTCCTGTTGCGTCTTGCTGGATGCCGCGGTGAGGTCGTCCAGCGTACCGCGCGCGTGCGCGATCTTCGCGTCCAGCTCGCCGATCGCCGATGACGCGGCCGAGTCGACTCCGGGCAAGCTGACCAGCCCCGGAGTCGATAGCTTTCCGAGGGCATCCCGCTTGGCGATCAGATCGTCCAGTTCCTTCCGGGCATCCGCTGCAGCCTTACCCGCGCTGTCCAGCCCCGCGGAGAGCGCGCCGGCATCCGGGCGGGTAGCCACGTCGGTGTAGGCGGCCGCCATATCCTTCAGAGTCTGCGTGACTTCCTCGTTCGACTTGGCAACCTCATCCGCGTGCTTGAGGTACTCGTCCCAATTCGCGTTGACCTTGTAGATCGCGTAGCCCACTGCGCCGATCGCCGCGACCGCCAGGCCCCACGGGCCGCCGACGAGGCCCATCGCGAACGCACCGAAGGACTTGGCCGCGCGGCCCGCAGCGGCAGCGAACCCGCCAAGCGCTACTTCTGCGGCTCGAACCTCGGCGGCCGTCGCTGCTGCGGCCGTCGCTGCGGCGGAAGCTTCCAGCACACCACCGCGCAATGCGGCTTGCCGGCCCTCGGCGAGTGCCAGAGTGTCGCGCGCCGCAGCCTGGGTGACCAAGGACGCCGTGAGCTGAGCTTCAGCCGCGGTCAGCGCTTTGCTCGTGGCGGCCAGACGCACGTCCAGCTCTGCCGAGGTGCGCTTCGCCACCGTGCCGGCGGCCATCGACTCGTTCAGCGCTGCCGCCGCTTCCACCCGCTGCATCTCGGCGAGCGCGGCTTCCTTGATGCCGAACGCCTCGATCTCGCGCGCCTTCGCGTCGGCCAACGCCGAAGCTGCCGCGTCCTTGACGACCTGGTTCTCCAGCGCCGCAGCTTCGGCGCGCTGTAGATTTGCCGCAGCCGTCGCCTCGATGGCGCTGGCGTACTTGACCTCAGCCGCCGCCGCCATCTGGGCGCCCTTGTACTCCTGCTGCAGCCGCGCGACCTTGCTGGCGCCGGAGTCCAGTGCGCCACCGCTGATCTTGGCCAGACCGCCCGCACCGATCAGCGTGACCAGCCCGGCGATGCGCGAGAGATTGTCGGCCAGAAGGCCAGCGCCGGCCGTCGCCGCGTCGTTGAAGAGGCCCCCGCTCACCTCGGTCTTGAGGTTGAACCACGCGGTTTGCACACGGTTCAAGTTGGCCTGCAAGCCTTGCGCGGCCTGCTCGACGCCACGGCCCGACTCCTGCAGCGCCTTGACGAGCGCGGGAAGGAACTTGGAGGTCGTCAGGTCGCCGGCAGCGAGAAGCTGGTCGAAAGACTTGCCGGCGAGCGACGTGCCCTTGGTCATCTCCATGACCGCGTTCTGGAAGCGCTGCGCGGCGCCCGGAATGGCCTGGCCGAGCTGCAGGCGCAACTCCTGCGCCTGGATCGTGCCCTTGGCGAACATCTGCTCCAGCGCCAGCAGCGCACGGCTGGACTGCTCGGTGCTCAGGTGCAGCGTGGTCGACGAACGCGCGTAGGCATCGAACAGTTCTTTCTGGTCCGACAGGCTCACGCCGGCCGCGGTGGCCGACGCGGAGAGATTGGCGAAGCCCTGCGCCGCCGTCGGCAACACGAGGCCGAGCTTCTGGGACTCGTCGCGCACAAACTGGAAAGCGTCGGCGGCCAGCGTCGACGAGCCGGTGGCTGCCATCAGCGTGAATTGGATGGCCTGCAGCTGCTTCTGCGCCTCGATCAGCGAGCTGAGACCTTCCTTGACGAGGTAAAAGCTACCGAAGGTATTGGCCGCGCGCTTGAGGGACAGCAGAACGGACGCCGTAGCGCCCGCTTGCTTGCTGATCGAACCGAGCGATGCGTTGGCCTGGTTGGCTGCTTGGATCATCCCCTGCCGAAAGGCAGTGGAGTTGAGAGCCATCCGGGTTTCAAGCGTTGCTACGGTTGCCATGGGCTGCTTCCTCGGCGGCTTTCGACGCACGGATAAATCGGTTCTTGGACTCTTCCGCCTTCACCCGCGCCTCAGTCGCCAGCCTCGCACTCCGCGCCACTTCGCCCTCGGGGTCTTGCTCGATCCGTGCGTAGGCTTCCATCTCGGCAAGCTGCACCGAGTTCAACCCCTCGACCATCAGGTCCGGGTGGGGGAACCCGAGTCGCCAAGCGAGTTGGAATCGCCAGGCTCGACCGGGCTCCCTTCGGATTTTCCCTCGACTTCAGCGACCGCCTCGGCGCCGATGCCGTTCAACTTGCGCGCGGCGCCAGCGAGGGTGACCACGCTGCTTTGGGCGAACTCGCCGATCTCGTCGGTCGAGAACATCGGCTTGCCGTCGTCGCCGATCAGGCTACGCGAGATCAAGCCGAGGCTGTACTCGCGCAAGTCCGCCGTGCCCTCGGGGAACGAGCTTTTCTCCCAGTCCATGCGGGCGCTGGCGGTCATTGCCGTGAGGCGCACGTCGCCACCCAGCTCGGGCACGGGCACGTCGGTGAAGGGAAGCTTGCGAGAGGCTTCGAGGATCTGTTCGCGCGTGAGGGGCATGTCGGATTCCAGTAGGCAGGATTGGAAAGAGACCGGCCCCGAAGGGCCGGCAAAGGTCGCTGCGGGATCAGGTGGTCGGGCCGCCGGTGCCACTCCAGACCTGCGCGCCGGACGGGCGGACGGTCGCGGTGAACATCATCACGGCGTCGGTGCCGCCGGTGACGCCGAACTTCTTGATGGTCGAGCTATACGTCAGGACCGAGCCGTCCGAGTAGGTATTGCGGAACGGAAAGACCCCCGCCGCACCGGAGTTGTCCCGCAGGAAATTCTGGCCTTCGTTGGTGGCGATACGCTGGCCGGTAATGGTTACCGACTGTGAGTCCTGCAGGCCCGCGATGTACTCCTTCGCCAAGCTGCGCAGATTGGAGGCGTCCAGATCGGAGGCTTCCTGCGACGGATCGGGGATGTCGGTAACCTGCCCGACCTCAACCCAAGTCGGCGTGGTGTGCGGCGCCGCCGACGTGTCGACCTCCAGCATGAAGCCCTGGGTGCTGACCGCTTCGTTGACGCCGGGGGATGCCTTGGTGCCGTAGCGCAAGCCGGTATGGCGGACGATATGGGCGGGGGTGACGACGGAGAGCACGAAGGCCCGGACCATCAGGAGAAACGAGGTGATTGCTTTCATGCCGGTGTCCTCAGTGAGTTATTTAAGCCAAGCTGCAACGTCAAAACTGACCCGATGGAGCTTCGTGTCCGTCTCGTAATCGTCTGGGTTGTCCGTGATGGACCCAACATTCAGCCCCGCGCGCAATGCTACCTTGCACTGATCGGCAAGTCCATGCGCCTGTCCGTAGCTGAGCGCCCACACGTCGATCTGCCGTGCCCCCCGGTAGGGGCCCGAGCCCCGCAGGTTCTCGTTGTACCTGCCGGTGACCGTCTGGTACGTGATACGCGGGTGTGCCGTGGGGTCGGCGTCGGCGAAGGGCGTCGTGACGGCAATCGGCGTGAGCGAAGCGACAATCTGCGTTTCGAGGTTCATCCGAACGCCCCCCAGTAACCTTGGATCTCGATGGCCAACGTACCGGCCATGACGCCGACGGCTTCCTGCGCGGTATTCTCCGCGGCAGGGCGCATGAAGGGGTAGGCGCGCGAGCGCGACGTGCCGAACTCAACGAACCGGCCGTAGAACGCCATGCCCTTCAGGTCGACGCTGAAAAGGATCGTGTCGCCCATGATCCCGCGGTCGTGCGTGTAGAGCGAACGCGCCATGAGCCCGGTGATTTTCTCAGGGAACTGCGGATGCCCAGCTTTCACCAGACGGCGGGACTCGGCCAGGACGATGTTGGTGCCCTGGCGCAGCGCCTTGCGGCCCGCCGCGCGCGCTGCCTTCGTGCCCATCGCGAGCAAATGCCGCTCGTAGGCCGCGAGGTTGGGCGTCTGGAAACTAAAGTCCATCGGAGGCCCCCACCATCGCCAGCAGGATCAGGTCTTTCATGTCGTTACTCAGGCGCGCGGTCTTGATGTCGTAAACGCGGCCGTTCCAGCGAAAGCGCCATTTGACCGGCTCCAAGCCGTCGACGGGGTAGAGGGTGACCTCCAGCAAGTCCACGCCGGTCACCGCGCCGCCCAGCACCTTCTCGCCCGCGTTGCGCATCGTCTTGGCGCTCGGCGCTTCGATACTCGCCCAAACGTCGGGGCTCTGCGCAACCCATGCGGTGATCGGCGAGCCGTACTCGTCGATGCCGCTGGTCTCCTGGTGCTCCAGCGTGATCGAGTGGCGCTTGGCCCCCGAGCGTGCCATCAGACACCCTGCCGCACGCGGTCGGGGGAGAGCAACGCCACGACGCCCATCGGCAGCTCGATCGCATTGCTCAACTCGGTGATGACGTACTCGCGGTTCGCGTCCCAGCCGGCGGCCAGCAA